TCATGCGATCCGCACCGGGATCGCCAACGGATCGGCCAGCGGATCGGGTTGGGCGGGCGGCGGCGCTTCGCTATGCCGCGTCTTGTCCCAGACCACCTCGCGCGATCGCAGCATCCGGCCGTAAAGCAGGACCGCTCGGCGGGCGGCGAGCATGGCGACGATATTCGCGACAAAGGCGCGCGGGATCGACAGCATTGCCTCGTGCATCCCGTACCAGCGCGCGGCAAAATGCCCCCGCATCCCGAGCCGCCAGAGCAGCAGCGCGGCATCGACCGCCAGCAGCAGGCGAAAGCCGTCGCCGATCGGCGGCGGTGTCCAGCCGAGCAGCGCCTCGCCGGCCCATACAATCCCCGTCACGACCATGCCGGCATAGGCGGCAAGCAGGATCAGCGCCGCGAGCGGGGCCCGGCGATCGCGCCACAGCATCCAGCGCGCCAGCCACGCGCGCCGCCGGCCGCCGTTTCCGCCAGCCAGCGGCGGCCAGCCGAGATGATCCCAACCGGCGAGCGAAATGCCCGCGACCCAGCGCGCCTTCTGCCGCGCCGCCGCCTCCAATGTCACCGGGAACGCCCCGCGCGAGACCACCGGATCGCCCGGCGCGCGCCACGCCTCGACGAAGGCGGCGGACAGCCCGCAATGGCCGATGAGCATGCCGACCTCATAATCCTCGGTCAGGCTGTCCGCGCGAAACGGCGCGCCGCCGCGGTGGAGCGCGAGCAGCGAAAGCGCGTCGCGGGCGAAGGCGCAACCGACGCCCGCCGCGGGAAGCGGCAGTCCCAGATGCGAGCGGACGCCCAGTTCCTTGCCATGCGCCTCGGCGAACTCGTCGCCATAATGGCCGCTTATCCATCATGACGAATTTCCTTTATAAATTAGGGCGTTGTGAGCGCGGTTTTCCCTTTCGTGATTAGTTTTCCCGTTCTCCTTTCGTCTTTGCCTTCCATTTCCCCATGCCCAGCCGGGCGATTTTCGGTTGCGAGCGGCGCTTGCCGTAGTGCTCCAGCATGGCGAGAGACTTGTGCCCGGTGATCGCCGCGACCTCGGCTGAGGTGCATCCGGCCTCAAACAATTCGATCGCCGCATTCTTGCGAAGGCCGTGCGGGGTGCGGTTCATGCCCAGCTTCCGGGTGAACTTCTGACACCAGACAAGGAACACCTCTCTGGTCAGGGGGCCACCGCGCCGATTGCTGAGCAGAAACAGGTGCTCTTCCGATCGCGGCAATTCGTCGATCATCGCCTTGAGATTGTCGTGCATCGGAATTTCCAGCGCGGTCTTTGTCTTTTGCTGGCGCACACGGATCATGTCACCCGCGACCATGCCCCACGTCATCGCGCAAACGTCGCCCGGTCGCTGCCCGGTATAGAGCGCCAAGGTCACTGCGCGGCGGAACAATTCGTTGTCGCTGGTCAGGGCCGCCTGAAGCATGTCGTCAGGCCACGGCTCGCGCTCGGTCTGGTTGCCGAAATACTCCAGCCCTTCCGTCCAGTCTGATAAGCCGCGATGCCGCTTGCGAGCATATGCATAGAGGGTCCGCAGGATGGTGAGCATCATGTCGGCAGCGCCCGGCGTGTCCTCGTTGGCGTCGAGCACGCGGCGCTGAATATCCTCCGGGGTCATCTCGCGAAGCGGGGCAGCCGCATAGGCGACCAGCAAGCGCGTCAGGTAGCGATCATAGGATTCGCGGGTGCTGTTGCTCAGCGTCTCGCGAAAATGCTTGGACCGACGATAGTCAGCTACCAGCCCGCCGAATGTCCCTGTCCGGTGCCTTTCGTCCTCCAGCGCCCCCATGCGCTGCAAACGAGCCATTGCGCGCATGAAGCCGTCGGGATCACTGTAGGGGTCCGGCAGGCGCGTCCAAGGCGTCGTGCGTGCCCAATAGTGATAGACACGCCCTTTCGCTTTCTTCTGGCGCACGCCGGGCCAAGGTAGCTTAGACACGATCCGGTGCCCTTTCCTGCCAATCGGAGCGGGGTGCGTCCGATTCGTTTGCGGCCTTCACGATAACCCTGTCGCCGGTGAGGTCGAAAATGATCTCAGGCGTGATGCCGACCTTCGCCAGCGCCGCAACCGCGCGGTCGAAGTCCGCCTGGACAAGGGATGCCCGCCGCGCGCTCATACCGCAGCCACCGTGTGCAGCTCGACGCCATCGCGCCGGCCGATCTCGCGCACCTCTTTAATGTTGTGGAGCAGCCCGTCATAGCTCACCCGATCCTCGACAGTGAGGCCGGGGAACCAGCGAAGGAAGAACACCACGCGGCGCTCGGCAAGCGTCGTGGCGGCCGCAAGATACTCCTGCCCGCCCTGTTGCCGCACCTCGGCAAAGACGGTGGCGAGGTCCGTCCATGTCTGGATTTCCTCGCCATACTCGTCTTGCGTCGTCGTGAATCGCTGGAGCGTCACGCGCCGGTCCATATCACCCGCCCGCATCTTACACCTCCAGCTTTCGCAAAGGGGTGAGCATGGGCAGCTCGCCGGTTCCGGGGGAGACATTGGTGCGCTCGTCGAATGCGACCGCCACGCGGGCGAGACAGGCCAGCTTGAGGCGATCGGGCACCGTGCCCTCTCCATCCCAATCACTCGCCACGTCGCGCACCGCATCGGACGCCGCGGCGATGAGCAGGGCGATGGTGTTATCCTCGGCATTGCCGTCCACGCGGAGATAGAGCTTGGCCTCGCTCAAGGTCACAAGGTCAGCCATTTGCGCCTCCCTCGTTTTCAAGGGGCAGATTTGCCTCTTGATCGGAAGTCCGCAAATTTGCGGAGTTATCGCCGCGCGGGTTCCAGCCCTCGGCTTGCCTTACCTCGTCGGGATCGAGCACGCCGGTTTCAATCGCGATCTTATGCGCGTTCCAACGGGTTTCGGGATCGCCGCGCAGGAAGCCCGACAGGTCTAGCTCCAGTTCATAGGGGCCGTTCGCCGGAAAGACCGATCTGGCAAACTCGGCCTCGACCTTCTTTGCCCACGGTGACAGGCAAAAGGTTGCGAACCAGCGCCCGGCCGTCTCGCTATTCGTGAAAGTGTTGTGCGTATAATCGCCGATGATTGGCGGCGGAACAGCGAAGAGGCGCGCGATCTCTTCAACTCCGAAACGCCGCGTTTCCAGCAGTTCGGCGTCCTCTGGCGAGATTTGCGAAGCTTGCCACTTCATTCCGCCATCGAGGATCAGCGTTTTCCCGGCATTGCCCGCGCCACCGTGGCCAGATTGGAAGGTGTCGCGGAGACTGGTTCGCTGTTCCGGTTTCATCGTGCCCGGGACTTCGATCCAGCCGCTTGGCGCAGCGCCATTGGCGAGAAAGGCGTTTGCGTGACTGTTCGCAGCCTGCACGCCGGTTACGGTGTCGGCTGCGCGGCTGAGACGCGACCGTCCGATTTTCCCGTCATCGGTGCGGTCGCGCAAATGGGCGACTTCGCCTTCGAGGTAGCGGTGGGTATGGCCGCGACCGTCGCTGACATCATAGGCCAGCCGCCCGCTCGACAGTTCCGATACTGTCGCCATACCCCACGGCACATATCGGAAACCCGCAAGCTGACCGTTCCGCCCGCGCTCAATTACCGCCAGACCATTTCCGGTCAACACGGCGCTGGCGATCCAATGTTCGAGAAAATCGACCCAGCTCATGCGCTGACTGACGCCGGTCCGAACAATCCGATTGAGGGGATGCGAGGTCGCTTCGATCCGGTCGCCATCGGCATTGCGCCGATAGACCAAGGCCGGAACCGACGCGAGCGCAGTGGAGATGGCGTTGGTGCAGGCCAAGACCGTGCTCAGATTCTCTGCCGCGCGAGCCGACAGGCCCGCGAGGTATCCGACGCCGGGCGTGAGAGCGGTCCAGCTCGGTTCATCATCCGCGCGGCGCTCATATCCCAAGCGGGACGCGATAAGGTCGATCATGCCCATTGCGCTGCCTCCGCCATCACGAGAACCCGGCGGCGGCGGCGAGCCTCAGCGCTAGCCTGCAATGCCCTCAACGCAATTTCCGTGCCTTCATAGGCGGGCCATGCGGAAACGACGCTAATCTCTTTCAGGGCGATCGTTGTCAGGGTGCGGATGCTGCCTTGCCAGCTTTCGCCCCCTTCCGGCACGGTAAAGCCGAAACTGCACCCGCCCAAGTCGCCACGCTCAGCAAGCGCCTCAACGTCTCGGCCTGCTTGCGTGCTAGGCAGGTCGATCGAGAACGCGAGGCCTTTGCTATCTTCCGAGAGGCGAAGCGTCCCCGACCGGGTGCGGGCGAGCAGCTTGCTCGGATCATGGTCAAGCAAAGCCAGAATGTCGCCGCCCAACGCCCGATGAAAGGCGCCGGGGGCGATCCGCTCCTGAAAACTGCCAACGTTGGCCATGCTGCCGAAAATGGCGGCGTAACCCTCCAGCCGACGTCCCGCTGCGCGGAGTTCGGTGAAGGTGCGCCGCTCTAGGGTCACGCCGCCGCCCATTACGAGAACGCCCCGGCAGGCACGTCGTCGGCCCATGCAAACGCTTCCGCGTGGCGCATTGCGATATCGGCAGTCGCCATCGCGCGGACCATGACACCGCCACGAGCATATGCGGTGCTTTCGTATGGATTTGCCAGAACGTCCAACTCGCTCCAGAGGCCGAGCAGCATCTGCGACCAGTCGCCGAAGATGATGTTGTTCGTCGGAACCTGATTCGTCGAGAAGGCGGGATAATCGCCCAACATGCCATTCGAGAGCAGGAAGCCCGCACCGGCATCGCCAGAGACTTTGAGCGTCGCTTGGAGCAACGCCTTCACGGCGGGCGGGATCAGCCAGCTATGTGAACCGAGCGCATTGGCTTCCTCGACCTGTGCGATGATCGCCAGCACCTCTGCCCACGTCGGGGTTTCCAGCGTCGCGTTCGCGGTGCCGAGCGTCGCAATCACGCCATCCGGCTCATTGGCCCCGCCGCCTTCGATCAGCGCGGAGTCGATCGCCTGCGCCAGATTGAACGCCATGTCATCGCGCAAAAGCTGTTCGATTTCGGGGCTGGATTGCTGGATCAGCGAGCGGCTCATTTCCGAAAGCGAGCCGACATGCTTGGGAGACAGGCCAACATTGTCGAAGGTCATGTCGGAAGGGGTGAGCGCACTATTATCAGCAACCCACGCCGACGTGGTGCTGGTTCCGTGCTTGGGGATGCTGAGGTTCTGCGACAGCCCCGTAAGGACGCGGACCCCCAAGCGGCGCGCAAGCAGCGAATTGCGGAGCGGACCGATATAGTCCTGGGGGCGGTGCTGGGTGCCGACCAATTCGCTGGCCGACGCGGCTGTGTTCACGCGCTTTTCGAGGGCGGACAAAGGCAGATACGCGCCCTCGGCTGCCTTACCGTTCCGGCGCGTGATTTCCTGATTATACTCGGCCTCGGCGCCATCGAGCGCCCGACCCGCGAGCTGCGCCTGCAAGGTGCGGTGGAGAGACACGCGCTGTTCGAGCTTGCCCATCTGGCGGTCGCCCTCAGCATTGAGAGGCAAGCCGGGATCGGCACGATCGGCGGCGTCAATCTTGCGAGCGCGATCCAGCTTTGCATCGACCGCTCGCAATTCTTCGTTGGCAGCGTCGAAAGCCGTGCCATCGTCCTTGTCGTGGGCATCGTTCATGCGCTGCATGATCGCTGCCCGCTGTTCCAAAAGATCAGAAGTTTTCACGTTGATATTCCTTCTTTCTGGCGGGGGCGCTTGGCCCCCGCGCTGAGATTGCCGACTGCCTCACGGCGTTGGCGCATCGACCCCGATAGGGGGAACGATTCAGGAACAATGAACCATGCGGGTTCAAAGTAGGAAAGGGATTTATGCGTCATCCGCCTCCCATTTCTGTGCAATCAGGTTCGCATTCGCGATCGGATCGAAGATCGCCGTCATGGGAATCGTGATATGCGCGCGCCGGGATGCTGCCATAGTGTTGAACATCCGCTCGTCGGCTGCATCGTTGAAGGTTTCCAACACGCCATCGGATGCGATGTGCCAAATGAGCAAGGCGCCATCGGTGTCGAAGCCGACGCATACCTTCATATCAGCTGCAAAATCGTCTTTCTCCAGCTTGCGGACGATGAAAGCCTCAAGCGCCGCATGAACTTCCCATGCCGCCGAAGGTGCGACCTTGAGACTGGCGTTGAGGGTGTGCAGGAGCGCGATTGCGGCGATGTCGGAGAGGCTGAACAAGAGGCGGCCAAGGCGATGTTTCGAGCCGAGCTTAGCTGCCTCCAACCGGGCTTTGCCGATGCCCTTCGCTTCCGGCATTTTGGAGAAAACCAGCGGGGCATAGGTGCGGCTGGCGACGTTCTCTGACACCGCCTGTTCGCGCCGGATCATCTCGCGAAGGCAACGGAGGAATATGTCGTTATCCTTGTTCGCTTGGATCGTGGCGGCCAGTTCCTCGCGCTGATCTTCGGGCAGGTCGTCATCATGCACGAACGCCCATTTCAGCCACCGGAAGCCGATGCGCTCGCCATTGCGGGCATAGTTTGCCTTGCCGCGCACAAGGACGCGGGCGTCGGGATCGGGGACGTTTCCTTCTTCGTCCTTCGGCACCTCCATAAACAGGCGCGACCGGACTTGGTTCTCCCACGCTGTCGAGCCGGAAAAGTCCTGCCCGGCCTTGTTCGGATGACCGAGAAACAGGACGCTGCCGTCAATTTCGCTCGCCAGATTGTTGAGCATCCCGACGAACACCGCCACCTGATTGCGGATATTCTCATTGCCGCCGAACAGGTGAGCCACGTTGTCGAGGGCGAGGAAGCCCGCGCCCGTCGCTCGCGCGGTATGGAGCAGCGTGCGATAGGCATCCGACACGATCGGGTTGCCGTCCGGCGTAAACGTCACCAGCGCGTTGCTGGTCGCCCCGGTGAGGCTGACAAGGTGCAGCTTGCCCGACAAGGCCGACAGCGGGACGCCCAGCGCGTCACAGATGGCTTTCTGTCGCCGGTGCAGCTCGTCGGCATCATCTTCGCACGTCGCATAGATGGCGACCGCCTGCCGGGTATCTTTGCCCATGAACGGCAGGCCAAGGGCGATGCAGGTACAGAGTTGTTGCGAGAGCAGCGATTTACCCGCGCTTCCCGGCCCGGTGAGATATGTCGCCTGCCGGTGCGGAATATAATCGGCCCATGCCCATTCGCGCGATGGCACGTCCTGATCCTGCCAGTCAGCAGGGTTGAGCAGCGGAAGCAATGTCGGGGCGCGATCGTTGGCAGGCGGGAAGGATGCAAGATTACGGGGATTACGCGACATGGCGCACCGCCTTTCGTTTGATGATGGTGGGGAGACGGCGGGGCTTGCTGAGGGCTTTGTGCAGCCGCATGGCAATCCATTCGTCCGCCTCGATCGCGTTCAGGCCGCGCAGCGATTCCAGTTCGTCGGCTTCCCAATCGAGCACGCACATGCCGGTGCCCCCGGCGCGCAGCCAGTCGAGAGGGGTGGCATGAAGCTGGAGCGGGGGATCGCCCGGCCAATACTCGCTCAATTGAGACAGTTCATCGGTGCCCAGCGCCCAGCCAAGGCCAGTGCGCCATGCCCAATTCGCCGGGGCATCGCTGCGCCACGCCACGATGTCGATCACCTCGCCGTCCGCATAGACTGGCGACAGGACATGCAGCGGTCCCTCGCCGGGCTGATACAGGCCGCGCTCGATCCGCTCGACATGCCCGACGCCAAAGGGGATCTGGCGCGAACCAAGCTCGGCAATGGCCCGGCCGGAGACGCCCAAGGCGAACAGGCGATCGAGATGGGGCTGGCGAACGCGGAGCGTGGCGGCTTCCGCTTCCGCGCGAATATCCGCCGCCTTCATTGCGTCACCGCCCGGCTTGCAGTATGTCCCGCCTGCCAATTCGTGACCGCGATCTGGTCAGCCCTCGCATCGGTGCCAGCCTTTGCGGGGGCTTTTATTTTGTCCGGTGGAGCGCCGGGAGGGTTTTCCCTCCGAATGCAACCTCTTGAATCGATTGAGGCCGGTTTTCCCGTTACGCAGTCATAAGAGGCTGTTTTCGGCCCTGTTTCATATACTGGCCGCTGACCCACGTCGCGTCCGCGCCTTTCGTCGGCACGACGGGAATCTGGATCATCGCATGATCGGGCAGCCAGTCGCGATAGAGCGCGATCTCGGCCGGGTGGACGCGATCCTCCGCATCGTGGAGGACGACGGCGGCGAAGCGCAGCCCCTCGCGCCGCTCATCCTCGCAAAGCGCATCCCACAGCCGGTTGAGATTATCCCCCTTGGTCGTCGGACCGTCGGCGTCGCCGATGACGAGCCGCACCCGCGGGTCGCGCGCCGCGAACGGCGAGGCGGCGAACAGCGTGGCGGCATCGTTGGGATAGCAGCCGACATAGAGGCGGACCGCCTCGCCATCCCAGGCGCGAAGCGCGTGGATCAACGTGTGGGGCAGGACATCGGCCTCGTCCCACGCGGGCACGAAAACCGCGAAGACGCCGCGCAATCGCGGCCCGGCGGGACGGCTCGCCGCGCGACGGGCGATGCTGCGCCGGACCCCGAACCACAGGCCGTCGAACAGCAGATCGTCGAGGCCCATGACGAGGATGCCGACTGCCGCGAAGAGCATCAGTTCGTGGCGGATGCCCTGCACCAGCCATTCGATCCATGCGGCCGCCTGATCCAC